TGTAAGAATTGCTGGTGAATCTACTAAAGAAATTGCAGAAATTCCATTTTTATCTTTGTCCAATATTAATTCTATAAGTAAAGGCATAACTTTTTATTTTATTTTGTATAACTTGATTCTCTAATTTTCACTTCACGTTGTTTTGTTGTAATTGCAGTTTCAGTAACATAAACTGGAATTGCTCCAACTGAACGGGCTACAATACTTGCTATTCTATTTTCATCCATTCCCATTCCTGGAATTGCAGCTCCTTGTCCGGCAGCATTTGCAGCCACAACCATACTTCCCAAATCAGATTGCATTGTATTTTTATTCACAATGAATTCTCCCTCCTCAGCCATAACATTTGTTCCTCCATCAGCGTGAGATGAACCACCAATCCAACCACCGATTGCGAAAGGATTTTTATTTGGTAAAGGAGTTTTTGAAGGTGCCGATTCAGAACCAGCATCTTTTGTTCCTTTAATACTTCCAATTGAAGTTGCTGCCGACGCTGCGATTCCTCCTGTTTGAATAATTGCTGCTGCTGTTCCCCAAGGTCCAAACTTTGCATATCCTCTCCAAGTTCCAATAACTGCCGCTGCTGCATCTGCTATAACTGCGGCCACTGCGGTTGCTTTTCCTAACTTTGATTCTTTCCCTAATATATCAGATAAGAGTTTGAAACCAGATAATATAACACCACTTTTGTAATCGAATACAGCTTGTTGTCTTTTTAATTCATCTTCGGCTGCTTTATCAGCTTCTTCTTTTAATTTTGCTTTTAATTCTATATCTTTTGCATTCCATAATTCTCCATAAGCTGTTTTAAGATTCAGCATCTCTTCTTGTGTAAGCTCTTCATTTGCGAGTTTTCTCTCTAAGTCTTCTTCATATAATTCCTTCTCTTTATCAAGTGCGGCTTGTCTTCTTTCAGCATCATTTTCTAATCCTAATAAATAATTCTCATATTCGAGTTTCATCATTTCATTAAGAACGTTTTGTTTTCTCTCTATTTCTAATTTTGCTGCTTCATCAGCTTTAATTTGTGCCTCATCATCAGCTGCTTGTTTCTCATCTATTATTTTTTGTGCATCGGCTGCATCTTTTTCTTGTTCAGCTTTTTGTTGTTCTCTAATACTTGCTCTTCTTGCATTTGTTCTATTTAAATTATTTAATCGTTGATTCTCTAAATCTTGAATTTTAACTTGTGCATCCATTTCAGCTTGTAAGTCAGCTTCACTTGAACTTGCCAGTGAATTCTTTGCTGCTATGATATTGTATTGTTCTTTTGCTCTTTTAACTTCATCATCTAACATTTTATTTTGAATCGCATCCATCGCATTTAAGGCATCTATTCTCTCTTGGTCGGTCTTGCTTAAATCCATAGATATTCCTCTAAGCTTTGTAAGTTCACCTTGTTGTTGTGATAAAGTAAGAACAGCTTCTCTATTTGCTACATTAAGATCATTTTGTCTTTGTTCTAATACAGCCATAGCCTTTGTGGTTTCCCATAAGTCCTTCGCAAAATCAGACGTAGCCTCACCCATCTTCTTAATCTTATCGGTTCCATCAGCCACACCAGTCGAAACAGCGATAACACCATCAGCCATTTGTTTTAATCCTTCCTTAAAGTCTCCTTTTAAGATCTTACCTATAGCCTTGAACATATCAAGTAATCCTTCAAGTCTATTCTTAAAGTTTTGGATAATTTTTTCTCCAAGGTTCTTCATTGCATCACCAAACGACTTTTGCGACTTAACTAAATTAACAAGTGCCTTTCCAATACCTACAAATATATCCATTAACTTCGCCATGACTTGTCCTAATACAGCCATAACAACCCTCAAGGTTTGTGCTCCTTTTTCAGTCTTTGTAAAATATTGTACCAATCCTAATACTGCTATTGCGAGTGCTCCAATTCCAGTTGCTATCACTGCTCCTTTAAGAGTTTTCATTGCGGCCACACCTTTCATTGCTCCAGCTTTAATTGCCATAAACGCTTTGCCTGCCTTTGTGTCCATCACACCAAATTCTTTTGCCGTTGAACTAACACTTGCTCCAGCCTTAGAAACTTCTCCATCTAATTTCTCTATTCCAGTAAGTTTTATTCTAACATCTACATCGTTATCATTGCTTGCCATTGTAATATTGTTTTTGTTTGTTGTAACTAAGATATTTGTAAAATTCTCTCAAAGGCTTGTTGAACCAAGCATCTCTCTCAAATAAGTTTTCAGAACATTCACTAACTAAGTGATAAAATCCCCACCAATCTCCAAAGTCCTTTGCATCTTTAATTTCATCTTCTCTAAAAGGATCATTCTTTTGTGCATCTATTTGTTCATCAGTTTTAAAAAGTATTTTATATTCTTTGCGTAAATTCTCTTTAACATTTAATACGTGATTAAAAGCTGCATAACCAAAGTTGAAATCTAAGTCAGTCATAAAAGTGTCACCATTCTTTAAGTGCTCATCTTTTATATCTTCTAATTCATAACTTTTAAACGACATTGGAATAATCTTTCTATAACGAAGAAATCCATATCCATTTAATAATATATTTTTAAGAGTTTTGTATTTAACATTAACTGGTCGAAACATAACACTAAGTAATTCACCTAAGTGTGTGAACGGAAATTCTCCCTCAGACATCCAAAATTCTAAGTCACCCCATTCTTCTACTGTTGGATTATTTAAGTCCATCATTCCATATTCTATTCCATTTAATTTGAACGTTTTAAGGAATCGTAAACTAACAACTTGTTTTTCAGATATTTCTAATTTTGAATAAATTTCTTCTATTGAATCAGGTTCGAAGTGTTGTAATATATCTACATCTATTTTTGATAACATTCCAATAATCGAAGTTTTCACTTGTAAATCTGGTTCTTTAAATCCAATTTGCTCCATAATCTGTATTCCTTCTTCTAAAGGAATTTCAGATAATTTTGAAGGCATTTTATATTTCTTGTTTCTAACGTTGAGTGTAATCATTAATATTCATCTAAGTAATCTGTTTCAGGATATATTGTAATCCCATTAACTTCTATTTGTTCTTCATAAACGAAATCACCATAAGTTTTGCTCTTGAAGTTTGCTATTAACATTGAATCTACTGTATCATCGTGTAATCCTTTTGCGTGTGCATAACTAAGTTTTCCAGAGCCTAATCTACTAACTTCATAAGTCGACATTTCATTATCTAACTTAGGATATAATTCTATATTGGGGAGTTGTATATATCCATCTATTAAATCTTTAAGAAATTGAGTCACCATTTGTTGTTTGCGTTCATTCGTCATCCAGAACTTTGAAACTTTATCATACTTTAAAGCGATTGTGTCGAATAATCCAATTCCAAGTCCATTGCATTCTACATAACAATCAGCATTCCACATCTTTAACACTGGAATAATTTCATCTGCTTGTGCTGGAATTCTTTCATCATTTGGTTCGAATATATAACAAACTTTTCCTGTTTGATCAACGATTGTAAGAACTGTTGCATCATCTCCTGTTGCTGCTACATCTATTGCGGCAGTATAACGAACACCTTCCTGTGGATCACCCCATTCGGAAATTGTTTGAGCGAACTTGAAATTACCGAATACTTGCCCTTTCCCGAATACAAATTCGGCGAGATATTCTTGTCTCCATACGGAGTCTGGTTTGTATTTTTTTGCATCTGCTACTTCTCTTAGGTCATAATTTGAATTGTCAGTATATAACATTCTGTGCTCTTCTTTAAAAGGGTCAGAACTTTGTCCTTCCATACATAAATTGTAAAAGTGGTTTTTTCCTCTTGGTGTTGAACTTAGAATAACTTTTGCTTCAGGTTTTGCGGCTACTGTTGGTTGAATATAATCCCAAGCTTGTAAGGGCCATAACGCGAATTCATCACCAATAAAATAATCAAAGGTTGAACCTACGATTGCATTGTAATTTTTTGCTGTATAAAAGAATATAATTGAGCCATTAATAAATTCTATTGAACGGTCACCATCATTATTTATTGCCTTACGAATAATTGTGTCAGGAATAATATCTAACATATCAGTGTAAACTTTCCTGTTTTGTTTGTGTTGTGCATTAACAAAGGCTACGATCTTCTTAGGTCGAAGTAAAGCGAAGAATATTGAGAGTCTTGATATAAGAAACGTTTTTCCACTTTGCCTACTTGCTCTAATTATGTGATATTTTGTAAGAGCCGCTGGAGTTTCATCAATGAAAGTTGCTATCTCAAGTTGCTTTTTATTTAAGTCCGATATATCTACATTGAATTCCATTATCTAAATAATTCTTTGTGTTGTTTCATTTTTCTATGTTTCTCTTGAAGTTTGTGATAATCTCGTAAATCAAGCTTTCCTTTTCTAAGTTTTGTTTTGAAAGAAGCATAATTAAGTTTGTGCTCTTTTGCTACATCAACACCTATTCTTTTATTGATATAAACTTCAGTCATCAAAGTTCGAGTAGGCTCATCTAACAAATTGATATAATATTCTAAATCTATTTCAGGAGTCACTTCATCAAATTCATCTAATGGTGCATTGTCTGAATAATGAGTTTT